ATCATTCAGGCGACGCACACTACGGAGCTTGCTGTGAACTTTGGTCGGAAGACGAAGAACCTGATTGACAGTGACGAGTTCAAGGATGTTTTCCCTGACGTAAAGCTCGCGGCGGACAGTAAGGCCTCTGGTCGGTGGGACACGAGCCGTGGTGGGATGTACTATGCTGTTGGTGTTGGCTCGAACTTGGCGGGACGTGGTGGTGATTTGGTTATTATTGATGACCCTCATTCTGAGCAGACGGCTATGAGTAATAGTGGTTTTGATGATGCATGGGATTGGTATACTGGGGGCCCCCGGCAGCGTTTACAGCCGGGAGGTAGTATAGTTTTGGTTCAGACGCGTTGGTCTGAGAAGGACATGACGGGTCAGTTGTTGCGGGCGCAGGCTAAAGACCCGTTGGCGGATCAGTGGGAAGTTGTGGAGTTGCCTGCAATTTTTGATGATGGGACTCCGTGTTGGCCTGAGTTCTGGAGCATTGAGGATTTGACCGCGGTCCGCGCATCTATTCCCCCGAGCAAGTGGAATGCGCAGTATCAGCAGAGTCCTACTGGTGAGGAGAACGCGATTATCAAGCGCGAGTGGTGGCGGACTTGGGAGAAGAAGGACGTGCCTCAGTTGGAGTATGTGATACAGAGTTACGATACGGCGTTTAGTAAGCGTGAGACTGCGGACTACAGTGCGATTACGACGTGGGGTGTGTTTTATCCGAATGAGGGTGGTTCGGGTCCTAACTTGATATTGTTGGATAGCAAGAAGGGGCGTTGGGAGTTTCCTGAGTTGAAGGCGATTGCGTTAGAGGAGTATGAATTTTGGGACCCCGACACTGTAATTGTTGAGGCGAAGGCGAGTGGTATGCCTTTGACGCATGAATTGCGGAACATGGGGATACCTGTTGTAAATTTCACACCTAGTCGTGGTAATGACAAGGTGACGCGTGTTCACAGTGTGAGTCCGTTGTTTGAGGCTGGTATGGTTTGGGCACCTGATACGACGTTTGCGGATGAGATGATTGAGGAAGTAGCGGCGTTTCCGAATGGGGAGCATGATGACTTGGTTGATAGCATGACGCAGGCGTTGATGCGGTATCGTCAGGGTAATTTTGTGCAGTTGCCAACAGATGATTGGCAAGATGGTGAAGAATCTGCTAGGATACGGGCATATTATTGATTGGAGTAGCTAATGGCTAGAGAACCGATTGCGGGATTAGTGGTTCCGTCACAGCTTGACGAGAGTGAGATGGCGGCGGAGTTGGAGCTTGAGATACCTGACTCTGGCCAAGAGCCGTTGTTCACGGACCTTGGGGATGAGATAGAGATCACTGAGGAAGAGAACGGCGATGTTGTAGTTGACTTTGAGCCGATGGCGGAGATGGTTGAGGGCGGGTTTGACGAGAACTTGGCTGAAACGCTGTCTGACATGGAGTTAGCTCGTATATCTGGTGATTTGGTAAGTGAGTTCGAGTCGAACAAGGCATCTCGTCAGGAGTGGGAAGACACGTATTCTAACGGTTTGGAGTTGCTTGGGTTTGCTTATGAGGAGCGGACGCAGCCGTTTCGTGGAGCCTCTGGGGTGACTCACCCGTTGTTGGCCGAGGCAGCTACTCAGTTTCAGGCACAGGCGTTTAATGAGTTATTGCCTGCTTCTGGCCCTGTTCGAACTGTTGTTTTGGGCAAAGAGACTCGTGACAAGGTGGATCAGGCGGCTCGTGTTAAGCAGTTTATGAACTACTACATCACGAATGTGATGGAAGAGTACACGCCTGACATGGACCAGATGTTGTTTTATCTTCCGTTGGCGGGAAGTACGTTCAAGAAGGTGTACTATGATTCGAACTTGAGCCGCATTGTGGCGAAGTTCGTGCCTGCTGAGAACTTGGTGGTTCCTTACGACACGTCTGATTTGGAGACATGTCCGAATGTGACGCAGGTTGTGAAGATGTCGTTGAACGATCTGCGGAAAATGCAGGTTGCTGGGTTTTATTTAGACATTCCTGTGTTGCCAGCGCAGCAGGATATAGACGAAGTAACGTCTGAGATGGACCGGATTGGGGGATTTGAGCCGTCACAGATTGATTACGACTGTACATTGTTGGAGTGCCACGTTGACTTGGACCTAGAGGGTCACGAGGATATGGGAGAAGATGGCGAGCCAACGGGCATAAAATTGCCTTATGTGGTGACGATTTCGCAGGATAACGGGCAGATTCTGTCTATTCGGCGGAATTATCGTGAAGACGACCCGATACGCAAGAAGATCAACTACTTCGTGCATTACAAGTTCCTACCGGGCTTTGGGTTCTATGGATTGGGTCTGATTCACACTATTGGCGGTCTATCCCGTACCGCCACGGCAGCACTGAGGCAGTTGATTGACGCCGGTACATTGTCCAATCTCCCTGCTGGTTTCAAAGCCAGAGGACTTCGTATCAGAGATGACGACGATCCGCTTCAGCCCGGTGAGTTCCGCGACGTGGACGCGCCGGGTGGGGCTATCCGAGATAGCCTCATGCCGCTGCCCTTTAAGGGACCCGACCAGACACTGTTTAACCTGTTGGGTTTTGTGGTTCAGGCGGGTCAGAGGTTCGCGACCATTACTGACATGAAGGTGGGCGACGGCAATCAGCAAGCTGCTGTTGGCACGACTATAGCGATGTTGGAACAGGGTTCGCGGGTCATGAGTGCTGTGCATAAGCGGTTGCACTATGCGATGCGTCAGGAGTTTAAGATACTGGCTCGTGTGATGAGCGAGAGCTTGCCGCAGGAGTATCCGTATAGTGTCGCGGGCGACGATCAGACGATCATGGCCGAGGACTTTGATGATCGTGTGGACGTGGTTCCTGTATCTAATCCGAATGTATTTAGTCAGGCGCAGCGGATTGCTTTGGCTCAGACTAAGTTGCAGTTAGCGGCACAGGCTCCTGATATGCATAACATGCATGAGGTGTTCAGGGATATGTATGAGGCGTTGGGTGTTACTGATACGGATCGCATTATGAAAGCGATGCCGGAAGAAGACCCGCGGCCCACGGACCCTGCACAGGAGAACATCAACGCGTTGGATCAGATACCTTTGTACGCGTTTCAGGGTCAGAACCATCAGGCGCACATTATGTCGCACTTGGTGTTTGGTGCGAGTCCTATGGTTGGTGGTATGCCGCCAGTTGCTGTTGCTATGCAGAAGCACGTCATGGAGCATGTAAAGATAGCGGCGGAAGAGCAGGCTATGGCGCAGATGCAACAGATGGGGCCTATGGATGCGGATCAGCAGGAGATGCAGTTCCAAGCGATGGTGGCTCAGTTTGTGGCAGAGGGCATGCAGCAAGCGAAGGCTATGTCGGCCCAGATCAGCGGAGCGGGTCAGCCGGACCCATTGGTGAAGCTGAAGGAGCAGGAGTTGCAGATCAAGGCGCAGAGCGAGCAGGCGGATGCGCAGTTGGATCAACAGAAATTGCAGCTTGAGGCGCAGAACCAGCAGATGCGCGGCGAGCAGTTTGAGAAACGCTTGGCAAGTCAGGAACAGCAGACTGCTGCGCGTATAGACAGTGCAATGCAAAGAGAACTTTTGAAACTAAGAGGAAGACCAAATGGCCAATAAAAAAGGTGAAATGAAACCCCTTACTATGCAGGAATACGCTTCAAATCTTATAGGTGCCCAAGCGGGATCAAAGCTTGCAGGTAAATTATTGGGTTCTCGCAAAGGCGGAAGCTTAATTGCGGCTGAGGCAGGTGCAAGAGCGGTAGGAAACATTTTGAAACCAAAAAGGCGGGCTAAAGGCGGTGCCGTGAAGAAAGGTAAGTGATATGTCTAAAGTTAAGATCGTAACGAATACACCGGGTAAGGCACCTAAAGCGGAGATGGTTGGCAAAGAGAAGCCGGCACCGATGGCGGGTGACAAGATGAAGAAGATGAAAACTCGTGGAACGGGTGCCGCGATTAAGGGCACAACACACATGGGTTGCTGATGTCGAAGTCTGACGACAAGTACATCAGCGCGAAGATCAAGAAGCTTATGGATGAGGGCTATAAGCAGAAGCAGGCTATTGCGATTGCTTATAGTATGAACAAAGAGCGGAAGAAGAAGCCGCGCAAGAAGGCATAAGCCTATGGACCCGATTAGCTGCGTCGCATTAGCGTCAGGGGCGTTTAAAACGCTCAAGGCAGCTATTTCTACGGGGAAGGACATCCAAGAGATGGGTAATACCATTGCGACTTGGGGCCAAGCGTTTAGTGATTTCAACAGGTTAGAAGAGCGTCAGAAGAACCCGCCTTGGTGGGAGAAGACGTTTAAAGGTTCCGATGAGGAAGCGGCTATCTTGATTTGGAATCAGAAGCGCAAAATGGAACAAATGCGGAAGGAGATGAAGGACCACATCTCGTTTATATATGGTCCGTCTGCTTGGGATGAAGTACTGCGTATTGAGGCAGAACAGCGGCGTATTCGCAAAGAGGCGGCGTATCGCAAGCAAGAATTTATAGATAATTGTATTAATTGGACGATAGGTATCATTGCTTTTTTGGTCGGCGGGGCGATTTTGGCGGCGGCCATTTGGATTGTTGGCAAGGCTAGGGGCCGCTGGTGATGTGGATTTTGGTGTGGCTTAGTTTTATTGACGGGCAGTTTGAGTACTACCAGTTAGGAACCTATGGCACAGAGGCGCATTGCAACAAAGACAAGGTAAAAGCAGAGGTTATGGTGAAGAATGCCGGACAAGCCGTCCATTGCTTTG